AAAAAAAAATCGTTTCCGCTGTGGGGTGTCGTGCGTATGATGGCATAGAGCCTCCTGGTTCTGGACACCTAAATAAAATTTGTATCTTTACAAAAACTTTAAGATATGGATTACGGTAACATGAATGATTATACTATAAAGGGTGGTAGACTAATAAACAATGCTCCTGATTGTGAGATGGGTATTACGAAAGCTGCTCGTATGAGAAAACAAATGAAGCGAGCTGAGAAGGTTCGTATGATTGCAGAAGGTAACGAGTTAGCTGAATCTAACGTTAACTTATTTAGAAAACTATAATTGCGTAGTGTTTGATGATTAGACTTAGTCTAGGAAGAAGAGGGGTTGTGCCCTCTTTTTTTTGTACTATAGTGTTAATCTAATGTTGAGTTAGTGTTGAGTTAGTGTTGACTTTAAATAGTTAACTAACTGATTATCAAGACTAATGTTAAGAATGTTATAAAAAAAACCAAAACGTCAAAAAATTTTACACGATTAATTATATAAAAATATATATATATATAGAGAACAATAACTTCGACATTATATATTGAGAGTCAGTGTAGCAATAAACAAGTATAACTTGATTGTGTAGTAGTCGTGTTTGTCATCAGGTGTAATAAATTCCCAACCAAGAAGTAGTCTGTCGTGTGGAAAATGAAATTCAATTAAAAGTTGCCAGTCGCTCATATTAAATATTTTTTTATACCTTTGCTAAAATACTAAATTTAATTAAATATGAATCAAGGATATTCTCCTAAGGAGCTTCGCTTCGGTGAGGACGGCAGACAGAAACTAATCTCTGGAATCACAAAGCTATCAAACGCAGTTAAGAGTACGCTCGGCCCACAGGGCAACACAGTACTTATAGAATCACAAGAACATATTGGTGGCATTACTGTTACGAAAGACGGAGTTACAGTTGCTAAGTCTATTAACCTCATCGACCCAGTCGAGAACCTTGCAGTTCGTATGATGAAAGAGGCAGCCGACAAGACTGCCACTACGGCAGGTGATGGAACGACCACTGCGATAGTATTAACTGAGGCTATGGTAAAGAAAGGCACAGAGCTTATTGGTGATGGTGTAAACCGGACAGAGGTCCTGCGCCACATGGGTGAGCTTACGAAAGACATTATTAAGGGTTTAAAGCTAGACTCTAAAAAATTGTCTCAGCGAAAGATGAAAGACGTGGCTATTATTTCAGCCAACAATGACAAGGAGCTTGGGACTACGATTGCTAATGTATATAATGAGGTTGGTAAAGATGGTGTTGTAACTGTAGAGAAGTCACAGACTAGCGAGACTTACTACGAGACTACCAAGGGTATAAAGGTAGACAGGGGATATTCATCTCCATTGTTTATCAATGACCAGAAGAAAGACGAATGTATATTAGAGGACGTTAGTATCCTGGTATCTGATGCTGAGATAAGCAACATACTTCAGATAGAGGCTGTGTTGAAACCAATCATCCAGCAGAACAAGAAGCTACTTATCATTGCGCCTACATCGGTTAATGTAATTAACACGTTAGCGGCCAATGTTATGAAAAACAATTTAAAGATATGTAATATTCCTCCACCCAACTTTGGCTATAAGCAGCATGAGCTGATGCAGGACATCGCATATACTGTGGGAGCGACATACTTTTCAGAAAAAACTGGGGATGACCTGAGCATTATAAATGCTGATGACTTGGGCCATGCGGCCAAGGTGATAGTTGGACGTGGCTCAACAGTCATCCTTAAGGATGATTCTTCAGACCAAGATGCAATAGACGGAAGGGTAGCCGAGCTAAAGGGTTCTTTTGATTTGGCAAAAACAAAAACTGAAAAAGATTTCATCATGTCTAGGATAGCTTCGCTAACTGGAGGTATTGGTGTAATATATGTAGGTGGTAATACAGACCTAGAGCAGAAAGAGCTGTATGACAGAGTGGACGATGCGGTATGTGCAGTACGCTCAGCACTAGAGGAGGGCATACTTCCTGGCGGTGGCATGGCTCTTTATGGATTGGGATATGAGATATGTGAGCCTTGCTCACCCACAGCTGATGAAAAAATAGCTGCCAATATAATGAAGTATGCATTACAAGCACCAGCTAGACAGATTATAGCTAATGCAGGAAAAGACTTTGAAGAAATTTATTCTCGACCTCCGCATGTCGGTGAGGGTTATGATTTAAAAAATTCCCAATATGGGAACTTAATAAAGATGGGAGTTATTGACCCACTCAAAGTAACTAGGACTGCATTATTAAATGCTGTGTCAGTAGCAACAACTATACTATCAACTAATGCTATTGTAACTATGGCACGTTCATACGAAACTAAATAGATATGAAATGTAGTGTGTGCGAAAAAGAATTAATATGGGGAGGAGACCATAGCTATGAAGATTACGGAATGGAAGACGAAGGGATAGTATCTAACCACTCGTGTCCTAACGATGACTGCTCAGTAGAAACAATTTTAATTTATCAAACAACATGAAGCTAATAGGAAAAAATATTTTAATTGAAGTAATTCATGAAGAGGTTAAAACCTCATCAGGACTATTATTGTCTACTGAAGATACGTCTCAGTTTAGATACGGTAAAGGAAAAGTGATTGAGCCAGGAACTAATGTCGATGTCATAAGTAAGGGCGATGTTATCTACTATGACAAGCGCCAGGGATACACAATGCTTATAGAGAATAATAAGTTTACTGTAATTCAAGAGAGAGATGTAGTTGTAGTATTATAAATACTGTGGATTAAGAAAATGTGATGTATAGTCTAAAAATAATTCTTCTCCTGCTTCTATGTCTTGTAGGGCCTTTACTAATAAATCATTTGATTGATTATATAGAAAAGCTATATTCGGATTGGCTGAATGGTTAGTGTATCTACCTAGATATGTTTTATATGTATTATCAATAGAAGCCATTCCAATAAAACCATCTTTTAAAATTTTACGCTTAGCAAACATTCCATAACCATGTATGTTTGATTTTCTACGTTCTGCAAGATGAGACTTGACATCTATAACAGGTCCGGTATCTGATAGTTTGTTTAACTCTTCTATTGTTAGATTAAGTTTATCTAAAACATATTGAATATCAAAGTTCTTTTTTTGCATCACGAATCTCTTTGTTTATTTGAATTATAAAATTTCGATACACCTTGTCGGTGTATGACACGTTCTTAGCAAACATGGGGTTAAATGATGTACTGGTAGGAATCTCTTTACCCTCTAACTTTTTATATATACCACTTATTACTCTTTCAGTTTTGTATGATAACTGATATATTCCCTTTCTATTTCTAGAGCCTTTTCTGAAAACCTCAATCCAGCCATCTCTAAGTAATTTATCAAATCTATTAACGTCCCACGATAGTAGCTCATCAAACTCTTCAAACTTATCTTTAGAGAAATAATCTTCTGAGTATAGGAATAGCAGCATGTCTAAATCAGCTTGTGATAATCCGTACTTTGCTTTTATAAAATACCTGATAACCCTCCAGTATTTTAGATAATCAGAACCTTGAATATACATAAATTAAATTTTGTAACTTTGCAACAAAGATAATAAATTATGCCAGATAAGCCAGAAGACAAAACTGAAAAAAAAGTTGATAATAAAGTTGATAACGATGCTATTAACTTTAAGAATGCAGCAATAAATAAAATTAAAAATTTGCAAGCTGCTTTAGATAAAGAGAAAAGCAAAAAGAAAACGAAAAATCCACCAGTCGTTGTTGCAACTAGACTTCGAGGCATGAGAAGCTTTGGCGAAAATACTAAGGCAAGTAAAAGAAACGCATAATGGGACTAGCAATAGGTAATGGAAATGGAATACCATTTCAAGACAAAAGAAACGAAGACATACCAGACATATGTTTTATAATAACAGAGAACGATGAGTTCTGTGAACAAGAATTAGTAATTGGAGATAGTAGAATGTTTCCTGAGTTATGCGTAGCACCTTAAAAAAAAATAATTAAAAATGGCAAATAAGAAATTTTCACAATTTGAAATAAAAACAGACCCTAGTCAAGTTGATTTTCTAGTAGGTTACACAGGTCTAGAGAATATACAGATATCTACAGACGATTTACTTCCAGAAATAGTACAGCCAAAGTCTATTGTAGCAGGAACATTCCATAATTTATTTGGAGGCGACCCTGGGATTTTTGGTGACACATTAGAATTCGGCATACAAGCACTTCCGTTAAGCGACAGTTCATCGGTTTTGTGTGTTCCTTTTGATTGCAAAATTGTAGCTGCGTCTATAAAATTTATATCAAATGATGCAGTTTCTATTACAGCAGGTAACAGCTATCAAGTAAAGCTTTACAAGATGAATAATAATTCAGGGAAAACAACTGATGCGTCTAATTATGATTTTGTTGGAGATTTTAGCGGACTGTTATTAGATAGTTCTGACAGTGGAGGCTTTCCTTTTAAGACAAGCACAACTGAATTTATTCTGTCTGCAGGTGATATTATAAATGTATCTGGAGTTGAGTCTGGGACAATTTTATCTAGTGATGCGGAAATGGAAATGTCAATAGTGATACAACCAATATAAAGAATAATAAAATGGAAGAAATGAAGAAACCTTGTATAAAGGAATTATACCCAGGAAAGAAAAGAAGCGAGCTAGGCTCAATGGAAAAGGAAAGGGTAAGGGCTTGTAAGCAACAGCGCATCAGAGACTTTAAAAATAAAATGAAGGGCGTTGTGAAAAAAGTTGGAGAAGGTATTGAGGATGCCGCTAAAACAGTTAAGGAGGTTGCTACAGGAGAAAAGAAAATAACCATTACTGATGCCAAGAAAAAAAGCTAAACGTAAAGGAAATAAAATTTGTGCTGCAGGAATATCATGGGCTAAAAGAACCTTTGATAAATATCCGTCTGCGTATGCGAATATGGCTGCAAGCAAATACTGTAAAGACCCTAATTACGCTAAGGGAAAAAAGAAATAATTATGAATTGTAAAGGGTTAAAAAACAGAAAATTAAAAAAGTGTATGAAGGCTTATGTCAAGCAATCGACAAGGCAGTTTCCTACATTTAATCAAGAACAGGATACGATTATTACAACAAGCGGAACGAATCGTAGCGCAGTAACAGGACATCATACCATGAAACTACAAGCATACGGACAGGGCCAAGGAGAATCTAACAATTCATATTTTAGTGACGGAAGTTATATATCTAGAAATAAAGTAAAGAAAAAGAAGAAGTAATGGGTGAGCTTAAAAAATGGCGAGATGAGAAATGGGTAAGGATAGGAACGGATGGTACGATAAAAGGACCATGCGGAACTTCTAAGAACAAAAAGAACCCTGACCGATGTTTGCCGTTAGCTAAAGCTCGAAGTTTATCAAAAAGACAATTGGCTGCAACAGCTAGAAAGAAAAAGCAGGCTGGGAAGAAAGGAAAACAATTTGTTGCTAATACATCAGCGGCAAGAGTAAGAAACGCATAGTATGGCAGATAAAAGCAAAATGGCCTGCAATAAACCAAGGACCTCTGACAGAGCTGGTAAAAAGAAAATGGTAAAAGCTTGTGAGGGCGGAAAGGAAAAGCTAATTCACTTTGGTGCGAAAGGTTATGGACACAACTATTCAGCAGCTGCACGAAAGAGTTTTAAGGCACGTCACAAGTGCGGAACAGCAAAATCAAAACTAACAGCACGCTATTGGGCATGCAAGAATTTATGGGCCGGTAAGGGTGGTTCAACAAAGTCATCCCCAAAAACTCGTAAAGGAAAATATTAGTATCTTTGTATTATATTAATTGAAAAAATAAATAATAATGTCGTGTATAGGATTAACAGGTAAGGCTTTATTAGATTGTAAAAAAAAGAATAAGCTAAAAGCGTCCCCTGCACAAAAAGGGGATATGTATTATGATAATCAATATTACGATAAAAGTCATATGCGAAAAACACCAAAGCCAAAAATGAAAGACTTACCATTAGGGTCTACACCAAGAATGGAGGAATATGTAAAAAGAGGATGGAGATTAGATTCTACTGTTTCTAACGCAATTAAACGTAAGGCTAAAAAATAATTAAATGGGAAAAGCATTTATAAAATTAGGATTGTGGATTCAATCTGTATGGTGTAAGTTTCAATGTATATGGAATTCATGGACGCAAGCAATTAGTTTTAAAAACATTGATAAGTGTCCAAATAAATTATGTACTTGTAAAAAATGAAGTCAACAGGATTAGGAGATACCATCGAAAAAATAACTACCGCAACTGGAATTAAGAAAGTAGTTGATACTTTAAGCAAGGTGACAGGGAAACCTTGTGGATGCAATCAGCGTAGAGATAGTTTAAATAGAAAATTCCCTTACAGTAAATAAAAAAAAATGGCATATACAAAATTAACAGCTAATAGAGCCGCTGTAGTAACCCCAAGCGACACAGACTTGATACCAAATGTATCAAACCCTGATGGGATAAACAACGGATGTGCTTTATACATAGGATTACCAGGGAACGTAAGAGTTCAAACAGCAGGCGGTGATGATGTAATATTTGTTGGATGTTATGCAGGACAGTTTTTCCCTGTAAACGTGGTTCAAGTTTACAATACAGGCACAACTGCCGGAGAAATAGTAGCACTATGGTAGGATATATCCAAAACAATAGCGCACTATTAGATATAGAAGTAGAGTATATACTTGTTAAAGAATAATGAATTTGCAAGATATTAAAATATACGCCATTAACTTTTTTAGCCTTGCTATTTCAATGACTCACGTAGAAATGGTTTTAAAATTAATTCTATTAGTAGCTTCTATAGTATATACAGCTCAAAGAATATGGATTAATTATAATGAAAAGAAAGATAAATAAGATTATTATTCATTGCTCAGCAACTCCGCCAGATATGGATGTAGATGCGAAAACAGTAGATGAATGGCACAGACAAAGAGGGTGGTCAGGAATTGGCTACCATTTTTTTATTAAGAGAGATGGTCATATACAACTTGGTAGACCATTAGAAAAATCAGGAGCTCATACAAAAGGATATAACAAAAACTCTATAGGAGTATGTTACGCAGGTGGAGTGGATTCAGATATGTGTCCAGAGGACAATAGAACAAGCGCACAGATAGCTAGCTTTCTTTCATTATTAAGATTACTTAAAAATATATATCCTGAAGCTGTTATACATGGCCATAGGGATTTTTCAACCAAAGCTTGTCCAAGCTTTGACGCAACTAATGAATATAAAGGATTATGAAAAAAATTATACAATGGTTAACAGGCGGTGTTATAAAACAAGTGGGAACTGTTATTGATGACCTAGTAACTACAGACGAAGAAAGACTAGAAGCAAAACAAAAAATCCAAGAGATATTAGAGCAGGCTGATAAAGAGGCGCAGCAACAAGTAAGCGAGCGCTGGAAGTATGACATGCAATCAGATAGTTGGCTCTCGAAAAATATAAGGCCTATGGTTCTTATATATCTTACAATTATATTTACAGCTTTATGCTTTACTGATGGCAATATTGGTGAGTTTCAAATAGCAGAAGCTTATATCCCAATTTTTCAAACCTTACTAGTAACTGTGTATGGCGCATATTTTGTGGGCCGGAGCTGGGAGAAAAGCAGAAAAAACAATCAAGAATAAAATTCATATCTTTGTAGAATAAATTAAATTTAAAATTATGTCAAAACAACAATTATCAAAAGAAGAGCTAACTAATTTACAAGAATTAAATAACTCTTTTACGCAAGCTAAAATATCTTTAGGTGATACTGAGCTACAGAAGGCAACCATCTTAAGTGGAATTCAGAAAATCAAAAGTGATTTTGCTAAATTAGAAAACGAACTAATAAAAAAATATGGCGAAGATTCAGTTATAAATTTACAGACTGGAGAGGTAGCCGAGAAAAAAGAATAGAACATGGCTAAAATTAGTAATACTTTATCATACCCTAATCAGTTACCAATTGAGGGGGGTGATTATTTAATTGGAACAGCTGCAAACTCAACACCGATTGTAAAGCAGACAAAAACTTTTACATTAGGAGATATTGCTAATTTTGTTATTGACCAAGCTTTTGATGGCTGTTCTTATAGGCTTCCTATATTTACCGCTAGCTCAGCAGGACAGGAATCTTTTAAGCTAGTTAACTCATTATTTTATCAAGATGTAGCGACTAATACTGTAAAGGACCCATGTGAGGTTCCTAGCGGTACAATAGTTTATCTAGACAATGGAAGCGGTGTTGGTAGTTTAAGTATAGCTCAAGACTTAACAGTAGGAAGAAATACTTTAATTTACGGAACAACTACTCTTGAGAGTTTAACAAATGTAAATGGAGGAATATATTTTAATTCTGCAATTTATGATGCAAACGGAGACATTGGAAATAGTGAGCAGGTATTAGTTTCGGACTCATCTGGAAGTGTCACTTGGCAAAACTTTCAAGGCTCAGGCCTTGAGTTCCAAGGCGCTTGGAATGCTCAATTAGATATACCTAATTTACAGTCGATACCTTTAATACCTGGTAATACAGGAAAGTATTGGGTTGTGTCTGTTGCAGGAGCAACAGACTTAGGTGGGATTACTGATTGGGAATCACAAGACTGGGCAATTATTTCAGAAGATAATGCAGGTAATGTATTTTGGGATAAGATAGATAACAGCCCTGCTATTACAGGTTCAGGCACAATAAACACTTTACCTCTTTGGACAGGTACTCAGATATTGGGAGACTCTTTAGTTACTCAAGACGCTGACCCAGCAACCAACCCTTTAGTTACTGTTAATGGAAACATTATAATCGGAAGCAATCAAGCTTCTTTAACAGGTATAGAGTCTAACGATAACTTTGAATTATTTCTTGGGGAAAGTACAGCTAGTCAAATTAGCTTAAATGGACAGAACAATAGTTTAGCAGGAGGATATTTCTTAGCTAAGTGGAAAGGGGATACAGGTACTTTTAACACATCAACAGGAAGACTTCTTATTCAAGACATGCCAAACGGCATATTTAACTTTGATGCTAGAGTAGAGAGAGAAATAGCAAATACTTCAGGAACTTACGCTAAATTATTTCAAGTTACTGAGGGATATGGAAACCACAAATTTTCTATAACTCAAGACGGAGGAGATACCGCTCAAGGAAATAGAGGACCGTCTTTTAATTTAGGTGGAGTGGCCTATGCTAACGGAGCAAATGCCGTTGCTATGGGTACTGCAACAACAGCATTTGGAAATGGCTCTTTGGCAGCTAACTTTTTAACATTAGCTTCTGGAGCAGGTGCGTCAGCATTCGGACTTTCAACTGAATCCTCAGCGTTAGCCTCAGCTGCTTTTGGAAATAAGACATTAGCTTCTGGACCTTACTCAATATCAAGTGGTCAAGATACAATAGCATCAGGGCAATCATCTGTAGCCATTGGCGAAAAGGGAGAAGCCTCAGGAAATAATACATTTGTATCTGGATTTGGTGGAACAGCAAGCGCAAACAACGCTGTTAAATTTGGATTTGGTGGAACAGCAAGCGCACCAAACTCCCTGGCTTTAGGATTTGAATCTACAGCAGGAGCAGACGGTTCGGTGGCGTCAGGATTTCAAAATACAATATCTTCAGGAGCAGATTATTCATTTGCTTCAGGTAAGACCAATACCATTTCAGGTGTTCATAGCGCAGTATTTGGTAATAATAATAATATTGACGGTTCAAATTCATTAGCTTTCGGTAACAACAATGTTGTGACTGCAGATTCTTCAATAGTCGGAGGAGGGGGTAATACTATTTACACAGGAGTAAACTCTGCAATTTTTGGAACTGGCTGCAGAATAAATGCTACTACATCATTTGTAGTAGGAAGAAGTAATATAGTAAACGCAGGAGCAGATTATTCTGCTTTGTTTGGCGAAAACAATGTTGCGACAGGAGGAGAGAGAGCTTTTGCTACAGGAAAAGGCAACCAAGTTCTAGATAAGAATACTTTTGCTACAGGCGTGAATAATGAGGTTTTAGCGGAGAACGCATTTGCCGCAGGCTCTGGAAATATTTCCACAGCATTTCAATCGGCTGCTTTTGGATTTTCAACTGAAGCTAGAGGAAACAACTCATTTACATTTGGAGAAAACTCCATAGCATCTAACGTAAATTCATTTGCAGGAGGAAAAAATACAAACGCAAGTGCAGAAAGAGCTGTAGCACTTGGGAATGGAACTATAAGTTCAGGCCCAAATGCATTTTCCATAGGGGTTAGCAATTCCTCTACTGCAGCGAACTCGGTATCATTTGGACAAAGCAATACTGCAAGTGGATTGCAGTCGTTTGCCACAGGGAATACCAACACAGTTAGCGGAAATAATGCATCTGCTTTTGGGCAATATCATACTGTTTCAGGAAATCAAGGATTTACTGCAGGAGGGATGAATCAAATTATTGGACCAACAGGAATTGCTTTAGGAGCAGGCAATAATATTAATTCTGCCGCAGGAATTGCAATAGGGTCAAGCATTACTGTTAGTAATGCTCAAGGAGTTGCAATAGGAAAAGATATCATATTAAATGATTCGAGTCCTACATTTGCTTTTGGATGGCAGCTAACTGATTCAACTTCCATACAAGGTCAGGTTGTAATAGGACAGTACAACGCACTATCTGCTGCTAAAGTAGTAATAGGTGCAGGAAGTGTTGTTACAGGATTAAATGCAATTGAAGCATATACAAGTCACATTGCTCTTGGAGCTTATGGAAACGGAACTGTTGTACAAGATACTAAAACTTCTTATAATTTAAAAGTTGATTCAACAGGAAAAGTTTTTGAAGATTTAGCAACAAGTTTTTATACTTATACAGCTTTGATATCTCAGGCAGGAACTGCCGCTCCTACAGCAAATGTTTTATTCAATACGATTCCATCAGGATTTTTAACGTGGAGTAGAAACGCAGGCGGAGATTATTCATTAACTTCAACCTCAACTCCGTTCACTTCAGGAAAAACAATTGTTTTTGTAAATGGTGGTAGTGCAGAAAACAACCATGATATAGCGTGGGAAAGAATAAGCGATAGCGAAATAAAAATATTAACACATAATAGTGACGGTAAGTTAACCAATGGCTCATTAGAAATTAGAGTTTATCAATAAAAAATAATATGGCAGCAACAATAACATGGACAATTTTAACAATGGAGTATGATACATCAACGGCTCCAGGTGAATTAATAGTTACATCTGCGATACAAGCAAATGATGGCATTGGGTATGCTAGAAAAGTATATCAATCTAAATTGTCTGGAGTGGTAGGTGCACCTCCACTTACGCCATACAACCAATTAACAGAAGCTCAAGTAATAGCTCTTGTGCAGGCTGATTTAGGAGCAACTGTAGTTGCTGATGGAGAAGCTTACGTTACAACTTATTCGGCTATTAAGAAGCAACAAATAGAAGATATAGGTACATCAAGTGGACTGCCTTGGCAACCGCCTGTTGACCCAGTAGGGTAAATAATTAATAATAAAATTTAATATAATGGATATAAGAAAAATATCTGTCGGTCCAGATTATAAATCTGGAGCTATGCATTACTTAGTAGGTCAAGATGTTCTTAACGGAACACACAGGATTCATTTAATTAAATATGATTCTGATTTACAGTCCTATAAAATATACATAGAAGAAGATGATGTTGTTATTCTTTGGAAAGAGTTTAGTTCTACTATGCCGGTATCCATTGAATACAACATAAACTTTTGAAATCACCAACTGACTTTATAGTAACACCTAGAGAAGATAAAAGATATTCCAACACAAAAAATATTGGTGGGATAGATTTTCTTGTTAGCTCATCTGAAGAAGATGCCAGGTACTCAAACAGGTATGCTGAAGTAAAAGCACTGCCTATAAACTATTGTGGCCCTATAGAAATAGGAGATACCTTATTGGTACACCACAATGTTTTTAAATTCTACAACGACATTAAAGGGAGAAGAAAAAGTGGCAAGAGCTTTTTAAAAGACAACTTATTTTTAGTAGACAATGAGCAGTTCTTTATGTATAAGAAAAATAATGTTTGGCATGCACATGACAGATATTGCTACATTAAGCCTGTTGAAACAAAAGAATCTATTATATTTAAGAATACTAAAGAAGAACCCTTAGTTGGCATAGTTAAGATTCCTAATCAAAACTTAATTAAGCAAGGCGTTAATAAAGGAGACTTAATATCTTTTAAGCCTGACAGCGAATATGAGTTTGAGGTTGATGGGGAAAAACTATATAGAATGTTTGACCATCAAATAACAATGATATTATGAAATCAAACAGAGAAATTAAATTAGAAATTATTGATGCAGCCAGAAGGGCTGTTCACCAGTTAATTAAAGTTGCCAAAGAAGATATTATCAAGCCAGACCCTCAAGATGATTTGGCTGCAGATAGACTTAAGAATGCAGCAGCTACTAAGAAGCTTGCGATATTTGATGCGTTTGAAATACTAAGTAGAATAGAGGCAGAGAAAGAAGCTTTATCTCTAGCAGAAAGTAATAACAAAGTAGATACAAAACAAGGGTTTGCAGAACGTAGGTCAAAATAACGACATGTATAAAGTGGTACAAGATTATGTACCTAAATCCGTACTTACCAATAAGAATAATAAAAAAAGCTGGGAGTATGGGTATAACAAGAAATACGACTTTGTTTGTATATCTAGAAGCGGCGAGCTTGGGGATATAATAAACATACAAGGTCTTATTATTGGTTTACCTAAACAACCAAAAAAAACATACTCACGCTCAAATAAAAAAGCTGAGCAATACTGGGAAAGAATAGATATCCCAAAACCTCTCACCAAAATTCAATCTATATTTCAATGGAATGAAATGCCTAGTGAGTTTAAAAACAACTGGGTTGATTATATAGAGAATGAATTTGACAATAGAGAGCTAGGATATTGGTTCATGAATAATGGAGTTCCTACATACATATCAGGAGCTCACTACATGTACTTGCAATGGACATCTATAGATGTTGGTTACCCAGATTACAGAGAAGCTAATAGAATATTTTATTTGTATTGGGAGGCATGCAAAGCTGACAATAGAAGTTTTGGAATGACTTATCTAAAAATAAGACGTTCAGGATTTTCTTATATGGGCTCTTCAGAAAGTGTCAATACAGGAACTCTAGCAAAAGATTCAAGGGTTGGTATACTATCTAAAACAGGAGCAGACGCTAAGAAAATGTTTACTGATAAAGTTGTTCCTATAGCAAACAGATTGCCGTTCTTCTTCAAGCCTATACAAGATGGTATGGATAAACCTAAAACAGAGTTAGCGTTTAGGATACCTGCTTCTAAAATAACAAAGAAGAACATGTATGATGCTGATAAGGAAGAGCTGTTAGGACTAGACACAACTATAGATTGGAAGAACACAGATGACAACTCTTATGATGGTGAGAAGTTATTATTGTTAGTTCATGATGAAAGTGGTAAGTGGATTAAACCTAATAATATTTTAAACAACTGGAGAGTTACAAAAACTTGTTTGCGTTTAGGAAGTAAGATTATAGGCAAATGTATGATGGGCTCTACGTCCAATGCATTAAACAAGGGTGGAGATAATTTTAAAAAACTATATGAGGATTCAGCATTAACTAAACGAAACTCAAATGGTCAAACCAAAAGTGGATTATATTCACTTTTCGTACCTATGGAATGGAACATGGAAGGTTTTATAGATAGATATGGGATGCCGGTATTTAGAAAACCTGAGGAAAAAACAATTGGAATTGATGGTGAGGTTATTGAAAACGGAGCTATAGATTACTGGGAGGCAGAGGTAGATAGTTTAAAAAACGACCCTGATGCTTTGAACGAATTTTATAGACAGTTTCCCAGAACAGAATCACACGCCTTTAGGGATGAAAGTAAACAGTCTTTATTTAATCTTACAAAAATATATCAACAGATTGATTATAACGATTCCGTTATAAAAGAACACCACCTAACTAGAGGTTCGTTTTCTTGGAAGGATGGAATAAAAGACTCTAAGGTTATATGGACACCTAACAATCGTGGAAGATTTTTAGTCTCATGGACACCTAACAAAAATCTACAGAATATGGTTATAAATAGAAATGGCAAAAAGATGCCAGGGAATGAACACCTTGGTGCTTTTGGCTGTGATAGCTATGACATATCTGGAACAGTAGGAGGTAGAGGTTCTAATGGTGCACTTCATGGATTAACTAAGTTTAATATGGATGAAGCTCCCAGCAATGAATTCTTTTTAGAATATGTAGCAAGACCTCAAACAGCTGAGATATTTTTTGAAGAGGTGTTGATGGCCTGTGTTTTTTACGGAATGCCAATACTTGTTGAGAATAATAAACCTAGGCTTTTGTATCATTTTAAGAATAGAGGATACAGGGCTTTTAGTATGAATAGACCTGATAAGATTTTTAATAAACTGTCAAGAACAGAAAAAGAATTGGGAGGTATACCAAACTCTAGTGAGGATATAAAACAGGCGCATGCAGCTGCAATAGAATCATATATCGAAAAGCATATAGGATTAGATATGGAGGGAACTTTTAGAGACTCTGACCTTATGGGTTCTATGCCTTTTACTAGAACCTTAGAAGACTGGGCAAAGTTTGATATAGGCAACCGAACAAGGTTTGATGCCTCTATTAGTAGTGGATTAGCCATAATGGCTTGCCAGAAGCATTTATATACACCTGAAAAGAAAAGCTCAAAAATTTCCATTAACTTTGCAAGGTATACCAATAAGGGATTAACAAGCGATTTAATTAGATAGATGAAAGAAGTTAAAGTAAATATCTCATCTGCAGGCTTCCCTAGTCAATTTGTATCAGATGCCGAAAAAGCCACTGATGAGTTTGGCTTACAGATAGGGCAGGCAATACAGTATGAGTGGTTTAGAAAAGACGGAAATGGCTGTCGTTACTATAACCAATGGAGGGATTTTCACAGATTACGTTTATATGCAAGAGGAGAACAATCAGTAGGTAAATACAAAAACGAATTAGCTGTAGACGGAGACTTATCTTATCTTAATTTAGATTGGACTCCTGTACCTATACTGCCTAAGTTTGTAGATATTGTAGTTAACGGAATGTCTGACAGGCTTTTTAAAGTAAAGGCTTATGCTCAAGATGCGCTATCCCAAGGTAAAAGAAGTAAGTATCAAGATATGGTTGAAGGCCAGATGGCTGCTAAAGACATACTCTTAGATATTAAAGACATGACAGGAGCAGACCCATTTACAATGGACCCTGATTCTCTTCCTGAAAATGACGAAGAACTTACACTGTACATGCAGCTTAATTATAAGCCAGCTATAGAAATAGCTGAAGAGGAAGCTATTGATACTATGTTTGAAGAAAATCATTATGTAGACGCTCGTAAAAGAATTGACTACGACTTAACTGTACTGGGGATAGGCTGTGCAAAGCATGAATTCCTGCCAGGTTCTGGAGTTGAGGTTAAGTATGTTGACCCTGCAAACATAGTATACAGCTATACAGAAGACCCACACTTTAAAGATTGTTTTTATTGGGGTGAAATTAAAGTAGTTCCAATTACAGAGCTGCTTAAAATAGACCAGAGTTTAACTAACGATGATTTAGATAAAATATCTAAATATAGTCAGAGCTGGTATGATTATTACAACACAGCACAGTATCAACAAAACGATATTTTTTATAGAGACACAGTAACCTTAATGTATTTTAATTATAAGACCACAAAGAAGATGGTTTATAAAAAAAAGGTTACAGATACTGGAGCTAAAAAAATGATAGAGAAAGATGACCAGTTCAACCCTCCGCCAGAAATGATGGAGGATGGGAAGTTTGAGAAGGTCTCTAAAACTATTGACGTTTGGTATGATGGAATAATGGTGATGGGTACTGATATTCTTTTGAAGTGGGAGCTCGCTAGTAATATGGTTCGCCCTCAGTCTTCTTCACAACATGCGTTGCCAAACTATGTGGCTGTAGCACCAAGAATGTATAAAGGGGTTATTGAATCGTTAGTAAGAAGAATGATTCCATTCGCTGATTTAATTCAGATTACACACTTAAAACTACAACAAGTCATAGCTAGAGTCGTTCCGGATGGGGTCTTTATTGATGCAGACGGATTGAACGAAGTTGACTTGGGTACAGGTGCGGCATATAATCCAGAGGATGCGCTAAGATTGTACTTTCAGACAGGTTCTGTAATAGGTAGAAGCTACACTCAGGATGGAGATTTTAATCAAGCAAGAGTTCCTATACAACAGCTAACCTCAAACAGTGGAGCTAGTAAAACTCAGATGCTTATTACAAACTATAATCATTATCTTAATATGATTAGAACTGTAACTGGCCTTAATGAAGCTAGGGATGGTTCAACACCTGACCCTAATTCTTTAGTTGGATTACAAAAGCTTGCTGCATTAAACTCTAACACAGCAACTAGACATATACTTCAAGGGAGTTTATATATTTACAGAACACTAGCAGAGGCTCTAACGTATAGAGTAGCGGATATATTAGAATACTCTGATTTTAAGGAAGACTTTATAAATAAAATAGGTAAGTATAACGTAAGTATACTTAACGATATATCTGATTTATATATTTATGACTTTGGTATTTTTATTGAAGTTTCTCCTGATGAAGAGGAAAAAGCTCAGCTTGAACAAAATATACAAATGGCATTATCTAAAAGTGATATAAACTTAGAGGATGCTATTGATATCCGAGAAATAAAAAATATCAAACTAGCCAATCAATTACTAAAGGTTAAGCGTAAACAGAAGCAAGAGCGTGATGAAAAGAACGCTATGCTTCAGCAACAGATGCAGGCGGCCACACAGTTGAAGTCTCAACAAATGGCAGCTCAAACAGCAATGCAAAAATCTCAAGCAGAGATGAATGCTAAGATGCAAATTAAACAAGCGGAGATAGCTTTTGAAATTGAGAAGATGAAGAATGAAGCTCAGCTAAAAAGTCAACTAATGGCTGAAGAGTTTAATTACAATCAACAGTTAAGGGGTATGGCAGAGCAAGCTTTATCTCAAAGAGAGGTTCAAAGAGAAACAGCTAAGGCAGGGCGTATTAGTCAGCAGAACACAGAGCAATCAAAGCTGATTAATCAAAGGAAAAATAACTTACCACCTCAAAGCTTTGAATCTAATGAAGATAGCTTAGATGGGTTTGATTTAGCGGAGTTCGACCCTAGGTAAAGTAAATAAATTATAATTATTTAATGTACTATATTTGTACTAAAATTTAATCTAATGGAAATAAAAGTAAAAGAAGTAGGTGTTGTTGAAGAAAAATCAGCAGTAGAAGTAGAGGAAACTCTAATTGAAAAAGTTGAACAGCAACACGAAGAGCAGACACAGCCAGAAGCTGTAGAGCAAACCGAAGCTCCAGAGGAAACGCAAGGTGCTGAACTAAAAGAAGAAGAAGTTCTTAATTTTATTAAGAATAGATATGATAAAGACATATCATCGGTAGACCAATTGTTTGCAGAAAAAGAAAGCAACGATAAATTACCAGAAGATGTGTCGGCATATTTTGAGTATAAAAAGAAAACTGGTCGTGGCATTGAAGATTATGTTAAATTAAACAGAGACTTCGATTCCTTAGATGAAGACCAAATTTTAACTGAGTATCTTTTAGCTACCGAAGAAGGTATTGATAAAGAGGATGTTGAGTTGTTAATGGAAGATTATTCCTATGACGAAGAACTTGATGATGAATCTGATATTAAAAGAGCTAAGTTAAAAAAGAAAAAGGCAATTGTAAAAGCTAAGAAGTTTTTCAATGAACAAAAAGAAATGTATCACCAGCCGCTTGAGTCAAGCGCAACTGGTATTTCTGAGGACAATGAAGACTACAAGGCGTACAAGCAATATGTTGAGAATGCAAAGACTCAGTCAGAAGAGCAGTCTAGGAAAGTAGATTTCTTTGAAAAAGAAACTGACAAGGTGCTAAATCAAGACTTTAAAGGTTTTAAGGTCAGTATTGATGAAGCTAATTTGTTATACAATCCAGGAGGTTCTGTGGAGGAAATTAGAAAGTCTCAATCAAGCGTTATTAATTTTATTAATAATCATTTGAATGAGGACGGATTAGTTAAAAACGCAGCTGAGTATCATAAAGCATTATCGGCAGCAATGAACCCTGACAAGTTCGCAAGGTTTTTTTACGAGCAAGGCAAGGCAGCAGCAACGGACGATGTAACTAGAAAGATGAAAAACATCAATATGTCTACACGTTCTGCTCCTGAAGTTACTTCTAAAGGAGGAACTCAGTTTCGTGCAATCAATCCAAGTGAAGGAAAGGGTTTAAGAATTAAGAGTATTAAACGAAAAAATTAACAACATTTTAAAAATTAAAAAATGGCAGGACAATTATTAGGCCCAAATACTACTCCGGTAGGACCAGGATTTGCGCTACAGCCAGCACCACAACAAGTGCCGTTGGCTACAAACTATATTACTGATTTCAACTTTTTGAATCAGTACTTACCAGATACGTATGAAAAAGAATTTGAGCGTTATGGTAACAGAACTATTTCTTCTTTCTTACGTTTAGTAGGAGCTGAGCTACCAAGTAACTCAGACTTAGTAAAGTGGGCAGAGCAAGGAAGACTACACACTAAATATACACAAGTTGGTACAGGAGCAGTAGTTGCTGGAGACAACGTAACATTTGATATTAACGATGCGTTAGTACCAGACCGAGCTGCAACAGGCTTATCAGCTGGAACTATTGCTATTCGTGTAGGTCAAACTTTAGTTGTTACTAACAATGACGGTTCAGGAGAATTCAAAGGAATTGTAACAGCAGTAGGTGTTGCAGGAGGATTGAACGCTAACCAGATTAG